TTATTTGTTTTTACATTGAAATAAATACTCTTGATAAATAGTTTTTAAATCTATATCTTTCTTGTCTACTTTTCTACAAAAAGCTTTTAACTTTTTTATTTCAAGCAACTCTGCGAACAACTTTTCAACAGCGTTCTTCTTTCCCTCAATATAGCAGATGTATCTAAAATCATTAAAGCTATATTTTCTCATGACATAATCTCACAACTAATAATATCTTCTATATTAATGTCAATTATTCGTTCATCAAAGCGTTCAAGCTGTACAATATGTTTTTCGTTATCAATGTGGACAGGCACGACATACTTGTATCGCATGTGATGATTGTTCTTTAAAAACAGTACTTCTATCGACCAGTTACGCTTAAGTGCATCTGCTAATACTATTGAATGTTCTAAAATATCATCAAATAAGTTATACATTTACTTCACCTCTTGCTAACATTATACGAACAAACGTTCTCTAAAGCAAGCGGTAAATAGGATTAAAATAAAATAATGTTTGACTTTTTATAATACATGTATTATAATATAAGTATAGAAAGGAGTTGAGACAGTGAAAGATGTGTTGGAGGAAATAAAAACAGTCCTCGAAATTATCACTCTTGCAGTAGCGCTGATAACATTACGCAAGAAAGATAAAAACGAGGACAAGTAAATTCAGAGGGGTGAAATTCCCCTCCCTCTATTAAATTATAACATGCCTTTCACAAATTATGAATAAATATATCTGGATTATATTAATTGTTATTGCTGTAAATGGGTTAGCTAGCTACTTTCAAAACACAGCATTAACTATCATTGCTATACTGACTACATTAGCTTGTTTAGTGTATTTAATAAAAAATAGGAAGTGATTAATTATGACGAAAAAAACGACCTCTGATGCGCAGTTGAAAGCAAACAAGGCATGGCAAGAAAAAAACAAAGAACATGCAAATTATTTAAAAAGCCGTTCAGCTGCGCGATCTTTTATTAAGAAAAAAGCCACTTTAGAAGACTTGGAAGAACTAGAAATTGCAATAAAACAAAGAAAAACGAATTGATATAACAAATGCGCTAAGCTTATGTTTAGCGTGTTTTTTTGCATAAAAAAGCCTCGATTAAACGAGGCTTTTTCTTTCTAGTTTTTTTGAATTAGTTTTTAAGTACATAAGTTTATAGAGATTTATAATACTGTTCCGTATTAATTAAGTTTTTAATCTCTTAATACTTATACTATATATTTTTTTTATTCTTTTGTCTAGTATAAAAGACGAATTTAATATAGAATATTATTATACTTAATTTAGGGAGGATGCAATTTGGGATATAATCAGATGCTTGAAACACCACCGTTAAAGAAGTTTGCTGCCTTAGGTAATTTTAATAATAAATTAATTTATTTAGCAGAAAATTTAGCAGAAAAAGAAGATTGGTATTATGAAAATCCAAATGCTAAATCGTCAAACCAAAAGTATGGAGTTCTTTTTCAATTCATCCATCATACTTTTTCAAAATGTAAAGATGAAAACTTATTAAAATTTAAAGATAATCATTGTTTGATGAACACGGGATTATTGACTCAATCTGGGGAAGAAATTTTTATGCTTTTTACTAAAAATTCTAGGCCTAATGAACAAGAATGGTTTTTCAATAGTTTTTATCGCAGTTCTGACCACGATATACCTCAAAATATGCGCGGGTCTTTACCTGAACATATTGATTATTTTGCCTCAAATCCTCAAGATATGTACTTTAATACGAAATTAAATGTACTATACAACATGGAGCATATAGTTGAAGAAAATTATACTAGACTACCAGAAGGCATACAACAATTGGATAAGAGTATAATTATAACAATCCTTAATTCTTCTACTGAACAAATGAAAAAGAGAATACTAAGAAATAATAGACTAGTAGTCCCTCAATACTATAATAAAAGAATTATGTATCTCGCGCCTTTAAGATTTGGTAAAGATACTCTTCCTCTAGCCATCGAAAAACACATTGACTCATATCGAATAAATACAATACTTACACCTGGAATGGCCTATTGTAATGCTCGTTTAATTATGAAACCTGAAAGTAACTGGTTAAACAATAAATAGTTTAATATAAAAAAGCCCCCGCACACGCGAGGGCTTTAAACTAAATCTTTTTAACAAACTTCGTGTTGGCAGTGAGATAGTAACCGCTCTTCGTCTTCAAGCGAGGTGTCCCGCCTTTCGTTTTCCCCATCCCTGAAATCGTGAAGACTGTGCCAGCCGGAAATGTTCCGCCAGTTTTATGCTTCTCTGTAAAGTCTACTGAATTGTATAGATCACACTGTACCAGTGTTTTGATTTTTTTAGGATTTTCTGTGTAGTAAACGTTCTTATTTGAACTTGCAGATGGCTTTGGTTTACTTGTGCTAGCAGAACCTTTTAGTTTCGCATTAACCGCATTTCTAAAACGTGTTAACTCGCTTGGCTTTGTAACCCAAGGCGCAGGGCAATTTTTACCAGTGACGTCATAATGTCGAATGATATCACTAGCTGTTAAATTATATGTTTTGCAAAGCTCTGCAACTACATCAACAGAACGATTAAATGTTGCTGCAGTAATATTCCCGTTTTTATCTAAGCACATTTCAATACCAATACTTGTTAGGTTTGCATTTCCACCAGAATAGTAACCCGCTGTTGCTTTAAGCGCTTGTACCCTGCATGCTTTCTCGTTCGCGTGGTATGCAACTTCATTCAAAGGGATAATACAAATAGCTTCTTTATCATCAATAAAAATATGTGCAGAAGCGTAACGCTCTTTTAAATCTCTAAAATATCGTCTGTGATTATCTGCGCTTGCTCCAGAGTTTGCAGTATAATGCATAACAATTTTACTTACTCTTAGTAGCTTAAAACCTGGTCGCGAGAATTTATTTTTATTAATATAATTATATTTTAGTGTTGTCATTACTTATCATCCTTTCTATTTTTATTCAAAACTAACTCGCTGTCGCTTGCGCCACCTGTCGTTGGGTCGTTTACTACGCCCAGAACTCCTAGTAATAGGAATACTGAATTAACAAACTCCAATGCTTGCTTATTGATTGTATCGACAGGCAGCGTCACTCCAAACCATCCTAACAACTGCTGCGCTAAAACTAGCACAAGTGGGATAACTGACACCCAGAAAACCTTCGATTTCATTCTTACTTTCCAGTTAATTTTCATCATTTCACCTCCTTTTCATTTTTTTCAGTAACATACTTCCAAATCGCTTTATCTTCCCGTTTCAATAAAGCAATCTCTTTATCATGATCGTTTTGCTTTTCTCGTAAACTCATACGATCTTTCTTGCTTTCGGACATTTCTTCTCTTAGACTTTTTAAAGTGATATCCAGAGAATCAATCATATTTCTTAAAGGTGCGACTAATGCCCACCTAATCAAAAAACCTACGATTGCCGCTATTAAACTAATTAAAGCTATTAGCTCCCCCACACTCATCCCTGCTATCGAAATACTCCCAAGTACCAATTTTCATCATCTCCTCATTGTCACTCCATAAAAAATAAGCCTTGCTCGGCTTTAATCTAAAACATAAAATAATTGATTTAACGCAAAATAAGTAACGCTAGTGTCGACGGGCATAAAACTCATCGCATTTGCGGAAGACGCATGTACTCGACCGCCAGTCGATTTGCTCGTTGGCGCGTAAGCCATCGCCGTTCTTGTTGTCTGTATCTCAAGAGGCACAGAAGCAAAAGCGTTAGCTGATGCCCATGCGGTTGATTTTTGTACTTGTCCTCTGAAAAAGGCGATTCTAATACCAAAGATGCAAATAATTCTAAATTGAGGAGTATTCCCTTCTGCTGTTGAATATCCAGAGTTTAATATTAAATCTTGCCACGGCATTGAGTAAAATAAATCAGCATTTACAGATAAAGTTGTTTGCCCATCTTTAGTGAAATCTAGTGAATCCCCTCTTAACATTGTTTCCTTGAGTTCACCAGAAATATTATGATCCATCAATTGCTGTGCTACTTTCACACCACCAAGTGTTGTAACATCACTTTTTAAAATAGTAGAGCCGGCACCAGTTGGCAGTACTGTAGCAGCATTAAAACCATTGTCATTCATCGTGACCGTCCCAGTGAACAAATTGCCTTCATCATCACGATAATTAATATTGTGAATAAATTCAGCGCCTGTGATACTTCCGCTCTCTACATCACCTAATTTCGCAGTAATCGCTGATAACTCCCCGACTTTTAAAGCGTTATAATCCAGAGGTATTTCTTTCCAAATTACCCCATCCCACTTAAAAACACCTGTTATAGTATTTTCCACTTCATCTATCTTGAACCACGTATCGTTTATCTTTGGAATAGCTGGCGGTAGCTCACCATAAAAAGGCTTATTGTTATCACCAGCTTTCATTAACGCGTCATTAGCTGTATCTATTGCTGTGACAGCGGAATCTTTAGCATCATTTGCTACTTGTTTTGCATCTGTTGCATTTGTATTTGCATCATTTGCTACACTTTCGGCACTACTAGCGATTTGTTGTGCTGTTTCAGCCTTATTACTTGCGATTGACGCAACTTTATTAGCATTTGTTGATACTTTCGCGTTTTCCCTCAATTGATTTATAATCGCAGGTGTAGCCGAATTAATATCAATATAATCACCAACTACACAAGTGCTTTTTGACATATCGCTATAACAAATATTTAACTCAATAACCCTTGCTTGTACTGTAATTGGAGGACTCATTTCTAAATCTACAATTCTTACAAAACTGCCTTTTCTTATTCGATGTGCTTCAAAACCATAGACTTGTTCTAACATTAAAATATTTGCTTCATATTGATATGATGGCGATGATAACTTTCTAAGTTCTAAAGTACCCCATTGTTTCAACGCTGCCGCATTTGTTATATTTTCATTTACAATCTTAGTCATTAAGTAACCTGTGCCGCTTGGGTTGTATTGCTCATTTGCTTCATCATTATAGATGTAATTCAATCCTCCATTAACAGAAGAAATGTTTAATTGTGTCCCATCAGCTTGCGTTGCGCCAAGAGGTATAAGAGCAGTCTTAATGTTCGTAAATAATACTTTCCTCGTTATTCCTTTAATGCCTGTGCCGCTCTCAATTCGAACACCTTCATTATCCCCAAACTGTTTCGCGACTTTACAATAATAGCCAACTATCCTCCCTTGAAATGTTTTTACATAAAACTTAACTTCGCAATCAAAAGCAGTACAAATTTGATGTAGGGCTTCTTGAGCTGTTATATATCCTGAGAACTCCAAATTTGCAACTGCCCCTACATTTTCTGTATCTTGAGGAATCCATCCACTCCCGCCAAGCACATATGTTAAAGCGGGACCAATATTACTATTGGAAAAAGCGCGATCTGTCACAATTACATTATTCAAATCAAAGATAAAAACATTTTCGCAAAAGATTCTTTTTTGAGGTTTCGAACTATTGTCATCTCTGATGTCTTGCACTTCAATAATTTTGAATAACAATGAATCATCGTCTAAGTCTTGAAGCATCACATAATTTCCACCTGTTAAATATTTTGAACTTTCGTCATCTGTCGAAACAGAAAACTCATAAGTTGAATCAAAATCTATAACTTTCTCGGTGTGTGAATCATTAAAATAATGAGTTCCATTTGTGGAGTCAGCAGATATGGATTTTACAATTTCTTTATTTTCATCTAATATCAATAACATTTAAACACTCCTTTAAAAAGTTCTTGGCCTAACATATACGGTCCAATCTGCCGCTTCAAACGGAGATACATTTAATATTTCTGTTGTACCACCAAATAACTTAAAAAAGTGACTTCCTATCGCTAGATTCTGCATAAAAGGAATGCCATTTTTATAAATTGTTTCTGTTTCAAAATCAAACATTAATTCATCGGATGCATGAGCTATAACTTGCGGAGCTGTGTTTGCAACAATATTTAATTTTTCAACAAGTGTATCTGTGAAAAACAAATCGCGGTTAGGGTCATGTATGCCTGATGCCGCAGCGTATATATTTAATTGAGCTAATTTTTTTGTGTATTTATTAGCGGTATCTACAAATACCTTTTTCTTCGTCCAGACAGGCTTTATATTACTATCTAGTTTGATAATTTCAGCAGTGAATTGATTACCTATTTTAGTTAAAATAAAGTAACCATAAAAATCTCTGTATTCGTTGTATGCTCCTGTTTGTACCTTTTCTGTCACTGTTTTATATTTTCCGTTAACTTTTTTTCTGGTTGATACTGTTTTGTATGTTTTAGTAACTTTCCCAGCCTCATTAAACAAATCTTTTTCAGGATAATTAGCAACATTTTGATCGCCAATAGATATTTTAACAATATTAACTTCGGTATTTGCGGCATTATCTTTTATTTGAAACGTTGCAATTTTTGCTCCTTTTTCATCAACAAGATACACTTCTAATTTACCTTGTTGCTTTTGTGCCGACGCTATGTTTTGAAGGCGCATTCTTACACGCCAGTTATCCTGCGCTTGGGGAAGAACTACTTTACTCATTGGTCCATGCCACTGTGCTCCAACACCATAATCAGATGCTCGGAATACATTTGCGGTTGAAGTGAAACTCCCATCAATAATCCCGTTATTTGCGTCTAATTGAAATGTCAAATCTGACTGTTGCATAGGTGTCCATGTAGCTAATACATTCATTGGATCGTTTAAAATTATTTCCGATGGTTTAACTGGAGTTTCTCCAGAATCTGGATCAACTCCTTCGCCAATGTATAAGTAATCCTCTTTATTCGATACAGCGATATAAGTGACATCCTGTTTTATAACTGCTCCAATTACAGGACTGGTAGGTTGCGAACCGCGAACTGGTAATTTGTTACTTTCACTAGTTAGCTCAAATTCTTCTTGTTCATAATAAACATACGGGTCTGAACAAACAAAATTCAGCGTTGCCCGTCCGTTATATAAAAGCCTATCTAAGTCTGTAGATCCTTCAAATCGACCATAATACGTCTTTTCAGGCGCATCATCAATTACCAAAGAGCGTTCTTCTGCATCTACCTGCATCAACCAATCAGCGACAGATGTAGCCCTCTCGCTCAATTCTTTAAGGCTATCTCCAATAATTTGTATTTCTAATTGTATCCCTCGTTGACCAACATTTGGTCCAAAATAAAAAGCACCAATACGACCACTGACGCTTTCCGTATTACCTTCGTTTTGTGGGAACAATGGTGGTTTAATGTCAATTATTTCCACATGCTTATCAAATGAATGAATACCTTTATATGTGAATCCTAAACTCATAAAATCACCCCTTGTGCTCGATTAGTTCTAATAATACGGTTGTTTTGAATTTCTGTTATAAAATCTACCGTTTCCTCCGCCACCAGACGACCATCTAACATTGTTTTATTAACAATTTGAATTGGTTGTACTGTAACTGGGTTTCCGCTTCCTTGCGTTGCTATAGAAGCCCCTGAGTAAGCCGTAATTTCTTTTGTGTTCGGGGTAACTGGGACTGAAATAGCAGGTGATAGACTTGTTAAATGTTTTTGCATTTTATGAGCCGCCAAATCTATAGTATTTAGATTCTTAAGCATTCCGACTCCAATTCCCGCTGGCACTTGTTCACCAACTTCATCGCTCATTAGTCGAGAAGGCGAGTGGATTTTCAATCTTTTTTTGATTGTCGATTCAATTGTTTTAGCTAGTTGATCCGCTTGTTTCTCTAGTGGACCGTTCATTTGCTTGAACCCTTGAATAATCCCCGCTACGGTCTGTACACCAAGTTTAGAGCCAGCAGTGCGATATTCTTTTGCTTTATCAAGTTCTTTCAACCAAGAAGCGTTCGCATTTGCCAAATCTTTTTTAGCTTTATCGTTCGCCGCCTTGACAGCTTTATCCATCGCCACTTTATCATTTACAGAAGCGTCTAAGCCCAGCTTGTTTGCATTAGCATGTTTTTTACTCCACTCAGCTTGATATTGTTTCAGTTGTGTATCAGACATTCCCGCAATTGCTTTAGCTTGTCCTGTTGCGCTTACACCCATGTTGCGTATCTCGTCTATAAGACCTTTACTAACACCGCGTTTTTTCATTTTATCAAGTTGAGCCATAAAATCTTTTTGTTGGGCTGTTTGTGATTTAAGGTTTTTTGTTAATTCGCTACCACTTGATTTCTCTGTAACAGCAGCATCAAATAGACCAGTCTGATTATATGCGGCTTCTTGATTTGATTTAAGAGCATCCTTATATGTCTTTTTCGCTTCATTAATAGAATCCTTAGCCGTTTTATTTATTTTAGCAACATTATCATAATATTTCTGTGTGCTACTTTTTATTGATTTATTAAGTTTAGTTTTTTGTGTATTAATTTCTTTGTTAGCTCCAGCAATATTTAATTTGATTTGTCTTGTTTGCGCCGCATTTAAGCGATATTGCTTATTAATTTGTTTTAACTTATTAATGTACGATTGTGCGCTAATAGCGCCTGTTTTATAATCTACTTGCACATTTGATATTTTATTACTTACATTTTTCGCATAGCTTGTTTTAGTACCTTTTGCATAACGAGGTACGTTACTCAAAGCTTTAGCTGTTTTATCTCCTCGCAACACCTCAGTGCCTCGTGGTAGATCAAGAAGAACATTACGCCCTTTCGGAACAAAGCTTTTTCCGTCAGGTGTAGTAATCATTTCTTCGTAGTTGCTCCCTTTAGCATCATTTACTAGAGCTGGTCCGCCACTATGATTATTTGTACCTTTAGCATAACCCACCTCTTGAATCCCACTAGGACTTTTACCGTTCGTTTTATATGCAATAGAAATTACTTTTTGATTCTTCATGTTGAGCATATCTCGCCACGAATTTATAGCATTGTCAATAGCGTTTTTCGTAGCCTCTGCGTTAGAATTAATAACTAAATCTTTTCTATGGACAGCTATGTTGTTATAGTCATCTACCGTTCTACTACCTCTATCAATTTTTGATAACAGGTCTCTGTTGTTTGCAAAAAGAGTCTTAAGATTCACTTCTTGTCCGTTATATTGAACAATAACATCTTTACCGCTCTGTATTTTTTTTCTTACATCAAAGTCGTTTGCTAAGAGCGTTTTTAAATCTACATTCGTTCCGTTATAGCTAACTAACATCCCTTTAGAAGAATTCATTTTCTTTATTACATCTGAATTATCAACTACTAAAGTTTTCATTGATGGAGGTAAGTTGTCCCACACACCCATGTCTTGTAGAGCTTTTTGTAGCGCAAGGCTAGTATCTGCATTCGCAATCATACTTTTTTGTTCAGGTTTCAATTTATCCCAAATACCTAAATCTGACAACGCGTTAGCTACATGTATAGAGTCCTCGTAACTGACAATTAATTTCTTTTCGTTGAAAGTCATCTTATCCCAACGACCACTTTCAATAGTTGCAGTTGCGATTGTTTTCTTTGCATCTGTGGTTAATTTTGCTTCTTTCATGATGAATTTCAGATTATTCCAACCATCGTTAGACTTGGCGGCATCTAAAACAACTTGATTTAAATTTGTTTTTACTTCCCCAGTTTTAGGGTCTAAAACTAAATCGCTCCAAGCTAAATCCGCTTTACTTGCGCCATCACCAATTAACTTACTAGCATCATTAACCTCGCCTGCAGCTTCTTGTACATTACGAGTGAATTCGTCATAACTTAAACCCATTTCCTCTAGTGCTGATTTAATATTTTGTTCTGCTACCTCACTACTTGAGCCAATTGCTTTATAATAATCTCTTTGAGTCCTTATCCAAGCTGTGGTAGAAGCTCTTACAGCAGCTGTCTTTTCTCTTTCGTTTTGTTTAATAGCCTCTGTATAAGTTTTTTGATCTATTTGATCTTTATCTAAATCTTTTTTTAAATTTTTAGCATTATCTTGATATACCTTAGCTGCTTTGGTTGTTTCTTCCCACAATAAAGTAGATTGTTCTCCCAGAGCCTTTTTAGACAACCCTAGAGTTTCACCATTCATCGCTTTTATCAGCTGTGTTTTCTTTTTGTTGTTTAAGCCTAAACTTTCAATTTGTTCAATCTGCATCGCTTTATAAATGTTGTTGACAGTTTTTGATTCTTCTGCAGTGAGATTACGATGACCATCCGCGGCAGATTGATAAATCTTTTCTATTTCTTTATATTGCGAATCAACATTGTCTTTTCTTTCTTTGGCTGCTTTTTCTGATTCTTTTTTATCTGTATTAACTATAGCTTGAACTCCCGCAGAATAATCTTGATAGTGTTTTTCAAAATCCCCTAGCGCATCGTCTGTGTTTTTCTTTATTTCATCTGCCATATTTTTAAATGCAGTTACTACACGCTCGCTGTCATCTGTCGCACCTGATGCAAAGGTATCTAGTGCAAGCTTACCCTCTGATGCAAAATCATTGAATTTCCCCATAGACTTATCTGCCTCGGCGCCAATATCATAACCCCATGTTTTCACACGTTCTTTACTCTCTTCAATTTTACTTATATGTTTATCTAGCGCATAGATTCCTGCACCAAGTAAAGCCGCACCAGCTAAACCAATGACAGCTGGCAATGCTCCAAACGATCCTGCTAATCCTGCCGCTGCCAAACTAGTTCCTTCTACCGCAGTTGTAGTAGCACCAAATCCAGCTGCCAAAGAAGTTAATTTACTCCCTAAACCTAAAATCTTACCTAAGCCCGCGAATCCTTTTATTAATCCACCAGTCATTGATACTAGTTTCTCGCCAATCATCAGCACAGGGCCAGTTGCTGCTATAATCCCAGCCCATTTTATGATATTTTGTTGTTGTTCTCCTGATAAGTCGTTGAACTTATCAATCATTTTGTTAGCCCACTCGATGACAGGAGTGAGGGCGGGCATTAATTTTTGTCCTACATTCTGTTCTAACACCTCAAGCGAAGCTTTGAATTGATCCACACCAAATTTACCAGCTTTTCGCATATTATCAGCAACTTGTTTAGTATATCCATTTGCTTCATCAGCGCCCTTAGAATATTTACGTAGAGAATCGCCTCCCGCTTCTAAAAGTGTATTAACAGCCGATAGAGGTTCACGTCCGAAAATCATTGTTAAGAAAGAGTTTTTCTGTGTTCTCGTCATTTTTTTTGTTTTATCATTAATATCATCCAGCAAAGTTGGCAAAGTTTTCATGTTGCCGTTGTTATCTTCAATTTTTAACCCAACTGCCGCCATTGCTTCTGCAGCTGATTTTGAAGGTTTAAGCAAACTTGTAAGCATTCCCCGTAAGCCGGTACCCGCCTTTTGCCCTTCAATACCGCGGTTAGAAAGCAAACCAACAGCTGCTGCTGTATCTGTAAGTGAATATCCTAGCGAATGCGAAATAGGACCGACATAGTTCATTGCTGTTCCCATATCAGAGAATCCAGCCGCTGTTTTATCAGCTACGTAGGTTAGCACGTCAGCAACTTTGTTTGTGTATTCCATCTGCTTATTTGTGTCTTTAGAAATCATTCCAAATTGTTCTAATGTTGATGTTGTAACAGACATTACTGTTTCGAAATCATCGCCAGATGCACGAGCAGCATTAAAAATCGCAGGCATAGACGCCATTGTTTGATTAATATCGTAGCCTTTTTTAACCATTTCTTTCATACCGAGCATGGTTTGCACAGATGCAACGCCATATTTGACACTAGCTTTCTGTGCATAATCAAAGACTTGTGTATAACGATCACCAAACTCTTTCGCCGATTCACTAGATTCGCGCAATAAAGAGTTAACTTCTGTCACTTCATTATCAAAATCCAGATATGCTTTAGTTGATTTAATCATTCCTGCTACAATTGGCGCCGTAAATCCAACGGTCATCGCAGTTCCAGCTTTTTTTAACTTTTGAGCAGATTTTTCAAGCATATTCCCGAATTGTTCAACTTTGACGACAGATGAATCTAGACCTTTAACATTAATGTTTTTCTTATTGATTTTGTCGATATTGTCAGATGCTTTTTGCCCTTTCTTCGCAAAATTATCCATATCCTTATCGATTTTGTTCATCTGGCTTTTATAGCCATTTTCGCGTATTTTTATATCGTAATAAATTTCTCCCGCTTTACTCATATTTTCACCCCTCTTTCAGCTTGCTGTTAGCTCTCAAAGCCTTTTCCAATCCTTCTTCATTAGAAGCAGCATCCTCAAAATATCCTCGCTTTAACATGATTCGATTTTGCTTTATTTTTTCTTTCAGCAAATGTTTTGGCACTTTGCTTCGTTCAGTCATTCGAATTTCAAGAGTTGTCATAAATGGCGTGTCTCCACCTAAATTCATTAGATATGTCCGGAACTCTGAAAAAGTCATATTTGACAATTCTTTGCGCAATCTGATGCCGTAATAAGACAAAAAAGAAGACTCGATTAAATCAAAGTCTTCAACTATTCCGTAATACTGTTTTCCTGTTGCTTCCCCTCGTCGCTTTCCTCGCTCATATCGCTTTCAAATAATTTAGCTATAATGTATTCAATAAGCCCCTCGTAGACTTTGGTTGGTAATGTTTTAGAATTGATTTCTTCTCTGTCTTCTTTACTGAAAAAAATAGCAAAAATATCATCATTCGTTGCTACAATCCCATCTGTGATAGTCATTAACAATTCATGCATGTTTTCACTATCCGGCGTTGTATGCTCTCCATCGCTTTCGTCGCCTTTCAATTTAGGCGCAAGAACTTGTCCTAAAATTTTGGGGGCTTCATCCAAAAGCGCACTGTACTTAATGTGTGCTTGTGCCGAAATGTCCGCATAATACATTTTCCCGTTAATTTCCAAAGGAAGTTTTACTTCATTTTCGTTAAATTTAAATGATTTCATTTTTTTCCTCCAAATTAGTAAAAGCCCTCACTCAGAGGGCTTCGTATTTTGTTTATTAGGCAGATGTTACAGAAACAGAAACGTCATTTTTAACCGATGGTTTCACTTTGGATGCAACTGTGATTTTAATTGCAGTTACTGTTGTAGCAACGCCTGTCACAACACCATCACTATCTACGGTTGCTTTTGCTTCATCAGATGAAGTGAAAGTTACATCTTGCGGAGCACTTGATGGCAATACGCCTGCTGTGATATTAACAGTTTCTCCTACTTTTACTGTTTTAGAGGCGCTATCTACCGTTACGCTAGTTGGTTCAATGGTAGGCGCCGGCGTAAAAACTGGTGCGCCATTAGAATTTAATGTTGCAGAAAATGAACCGATATCGTTTGCGCCACCACCACCAAAATCATTAATACCGATTGGACCAGTGATTTCATATTTAGCACCCGATGGTAGTTTCACAATAATAGTTTTTTCCGCTGAAGCTCCAACTTTGTCCCATGTTTCACGTAATTTATTTTGCCCTTCATCTGAATCATTGTATTTCCCATCTAAACCTAACTCCATTGCCATCCCTGTTTTAACCGCTCGCTCAAACTTTTCGCCAAGTGTTGTGTACTGTTCAATATTAGAATTCAAGCTAATATCTAGTGTTTCCAAATCTTTAATTAATACTCCATCACCGGTTGCTAAATTTGCATCTCTCACGAAGATTTCAATTTCTTTTACTGCATATGTTGGCATTTGCCTACATCTCCTTTTCAAATAATATTGTTAGTTGATAAATCAAACGACCATCATCGTCATAATCGACTTGTCCGCCGCTTGCTACATCTGTTGCTACTACCTTCTGATTTTGGATATTCAGCTCAGAAGGGTTTGTTAAAAGAAAGTAGTTACGTAATAAATCGTATGTTCGTTTGCATTGAATTGTGTTTTTGTCATAAATTAAAAAGCCGATGCTCTCACGAACACGACTTTGCGTTTGTACTTGCTTGTTTTGAAATGTCGGTGCTTCATTAATTACTACCATTGAATCAAGCCCCGTTTGTTTAATGAATCCAAGTGTTTTTATAGCTGGGAATGTTTTTTTGAAATGTGCTACCAAATCTTCAATCATAAACGCATCCCGCCCTCTACAATTTGGTTAATACTCTGAATTCCATAACTTACAGCCATTTCGTACCAACGTGGATTCCGACGATTTTCATAATATTGTCTGCGGGCATAAGGAGTTAAACTAAACACTCTAGCTACAGTTGAATTTTTTTGGATGATAACTTTAAAATCCGAACTTCGTCGCAAGTCTCCATACAAAATTGGAGTAACAGGCTGCGCTAATTCAACCAATTCTCGCCCAGCCTTTGCAGCCGTTGACAAAGCTTTATTATGAATATCATCTATGACTGCATCTTTAAAACTACTAAAGCTCATGCTCTGTCACCTCTCCTACAACAATTTCGAAATGGTGAATACTTCCATCAGGATTTGGCGGGAAAGATACGCTCTGGACCTCACCTTTAATTAAACAATAGTCAGGAATTACAAAAGATACATTGTCTCCTTCACTCACAACAAAATTTAATTTGTTACAAAATAAATTAACAATATATCTTATGTTTAACCCTTCCTGTGTTTTATTTACGAGCTTTTCAAACTCATAGCGAAACATTGATTTATTAATTGCATCTGGTAAAAGATTTCCAAAGTCATCGCGCCCACTATTACTAGTTATAGTAACTTCTGTGTTTAGGATAGCTTCTGGAATAGGTGGTAATTGAAAGCTCATTAACAGCCACCTACTCCCGCATAAAGCCAGCCACTAGATAAAAGCAAATCCATCACTTTGTCTGGAACGTCAGGTATAAAGTTGTTCGAGTTTTGTGATTGACCACCCATAGTTAATTTACCTAGTGTAAAGTTACCAATGCCAATAAACTCACCATATTTCTTGATGTGTTCACACTGCCACGCGACAGCTTGCTTAATATCATCATCTACATTGTCAAGGTCTACGATATTAGGCATAATTTGCTTGTCAATTGCTACAGAAGCGGCTTTTATTAAATTATCCGCTTCTGTTGGTTCGATACTTAAGTTTGTTAGACTAGCTAACTCACTTGCTGTAATATACGTTTTCATTTACTCACCCTCTTTATTTTTGGGCTCCTTTTTACTCTTGGATGGTTCTTTTTCTGGTTCTTTATACTCGAACTCTTCAAAACCATCATTTTCTAACTGCTTAATCAACACTTCATTGTCCGTATTGTATACCGCATTATCTTTTCTTAATTGCATAAACAACTCCTCCTTAAGCCACTGTAGAGGCGATAACCCCGTCTTTTTGTTGTTCTTTTACAAAAATATCATGGTATACACGATATTGATATAACCATCCGTCACCTTGTCCAACTGAACCTGGTGCATGAAGATAAATAGAAGCATGTTTAGTACCGCCAATAACAGAACCTTTATTGATTAGTAAATAATTAAGTTTCTTAGCACTAGCGGCTGGTTTATAACCATCTGTAAAATCAAAAGTATCATAGAAGCGGTCTTCTGCTTCAATTTCAACAAGTTTAACTCCATCAATTCCTGTAACGCGAGTTTCTAGACTAGAAGGTCCAATGTTTTGATTAGAAATTGTTCTAGTAAAATCCTTACTTAGTTCTAATGCAGCCATAACATCTACTGATACATACATCACAAGATTTTGCGTGCCATATTTTTTGACTTTTCGAATAGCTGCTTTAAGTGTGCGAAATACATTTTCTTCTGTAATGGTTTCCGCAGTAGAATAACCATTCTTTTTAGCTTCTGTAGCTAACTTTGAAAATCTGTATGCGTCAACCTCTGGTGCAGAGTGGCGCGAATTAAACTCTTTCGTAACATTAGCCGCTGTTAAAGCTTGTCCGGTTTCGTCCACATCCATAACATCCACGAAGAATTCTACATCACGATCAAAAGTAATTGTGTACGCTGTGTTCTCATTTGATGCTGAGCCTTCGTTATATCCTTTATTTCTCGTATGCGGTTTTAATCCAGTCGTTGTGATTGTTTGAATCTTAAACGTTTTTGCATCTAACCATAAAAGATTTGATGTTTCTAATTCATTTGTGTAAGTCCCAAACACTAATTTTTGGTCTAGCTCCTTACCGTACTTGTCTACATAGTTAATAGCCATTTTGCTATCTCTCCTTTTCTAATTATGAATTTAATGCTTGAATGAATGGGTCTGTGGCACTCGGCTCACTTGCATTGCCTAGTCCTGCCCCGATTGGTGGAGGCGTGTCACCTTCATCAGATTTTGCAATCCATTCAGGATATTGCTCTGCGAATTTCGCTAAGTTGTCGTCATTTCGCTCTTCATCCCCAAAAAGCTTCGTAAACGCTTCATAGCGTTCTTCTTTTACGCCGCTTTCTTTTAACTTACTGTGCCACTCTGCCGTTTGTTCTTTCTGAACATATTCATCCAGCTTTGATAGTGCCTCGTCTTTCTCTTTTTGAAGTTTTTTCAATGCCTTTTCAGATGAATCATGTTCGCCCACTTGATCGTTAAGCTGATTAATTTGGTCGTTTAACTTCGTGATTTCTTCCTCATGCGCGCTTTTGATGGTTTCAATCTCTCCATTAAATTTCCGTTTTTCAGCCGCTAAGCGATTCTTTACAATTTCATCCAGTTCCGCTTGGGTAAAATTCTTATCGTCCCCACCTTCAGCAAAATGTTGGATGTCAAACTTGCGCTGTAAATAATTCTTCATATTTCCTCCTTTTTAAGCTCTGAGTGAGCCATCCCTGTCTATTAGTTGCCGGCAGGTAGGCAAGATTTTTATATCAAGCCAAACAAAAAAAGCGTTCATTTAGACGCTTTTATAATTTCTCTATCCAATTCTCTCTCTAAGAATCGATTGTTATTCAAATGATCTTGCAAAGCTTCTTCCCATTGCCTTACTTTCCCAGCTGTATATTGTTTAGAGGGACCTTCTGCAAGTATATCTTTTGTTTTCCAATCACGAACGCCGCGCTCGTAGTACCGTTGCTTACTTTGCGCTTCGTATTCTTCTTCATCATATGGCATAGGCTCGTCTGTTTCGTCACCTTCGAAATAAGAATATAAAAAATGGTGGCAATTTGGATGAAACAAGCCATCGTTTTCCGCTTCTTGTAATGTTTTATATTCATTGCTTTCGTAGTTAACTGATAGCACTTCTCCTTGCCAAGGAGCACAACGCGGACAACTTCTTACGTGAGCTGACACTTGAACTAATTCGTGCTCATATCTTCCAAGAACGCGTTTCATGGCATTTAAACCAACATTAAAAAAAGCACCTCTTGAAGCCATTTCCATGTAAGCTCCTGGTCGGTACTTTCTTCCAGACTGATCTATAACATTTCTTATGCCATCACCTAAAACATTAATAAGTGATGTTGCGATAGCATATTTTAAAATTCCATTGTTATCTTTTGTTTCCTTAACCACTTGTTTGTATTTGGAGGGCGCGATTTTTTGCCAATAATTAGCCATATCTTCCGAAATTTGGATAAGTGCATCACTTTCAGATAAATAGTCGTCATTTTGTATATCAACCTCTTTCTTAGTTTGATATCTGGCTTCCATTTCGTCCTCGTATTCGTTCACACAATCAAGATAAACACGATACGTTAGTTTATCTATTTTATCTCTCGTTTCATCTTTGAAAAGACTTATATGTGCTTTCAATTCTCTTTTAAACTTTATCAAACGCGACTGCTGAATGAATTTCCATTTTGTTGGATTCTTAGCGCCATGCATAACATGCTTCTTTATCAGCAAAAGCAACTCTATTTCGGCATTGTTAAAATGGTTTCGTAAGATAGATGCTTCTTTTTCGAAATCCACTGGTGCATGGTGATGACTCATCTAATCACCCGCCTTTCGTTTCAATTCCACCAATTGCTTCTGGGTCCGGAACCTCTCCAATCGAGTTTTCTAAATAGATACGTTTTACTTCCGCTTGAACCTCTTCATCTTCCCATTTTGGGTGGATTAATTTCACCTTTTCTTCTACACTCATCGCTAATGCGCTGTTCATATTGTTTAAAGTACTAGAAAGTTCATTCAAATTAACCGTCATTGGGTCCGGAAACTCAATTATTACCCTGATTTCATCACGTATTATTGCTTTTTCTTTATTGTTTGTTCCGCCAGTTAACAAATATAGGAAGTCCCAAAGCATCTGTTCGTAAACATTTTGAATAAGGCGTTTTTTCTTCTCAATTTTACGCACTGTCGCGTCTTGTAAACTCCAAATTTCGGTCGCCTTAACTTCTCTATTACCTAGATTAAAAGTAGCGGGATTATAACCAGATTTCGAAACAGCTTTCTGAGCAAAATATTCCATCGTTTCGCGATAACTACCGTCTCGGAAGTCTCCTTGCATGAATTGAATCATGTCATTTAACTTCGCACCAGCGTCCAACGTCCCTTTAAACTGCATAAAGTAGTCTTCATCTACATTCATGGACCATTCTTCTTTATCTGTGCTCTTATTAACTTTTTTCCTAAACATTCGCTCACTAGCCGCTATTTTTGTTTTTGTTTTCTCACCTTCGCGCATATAAACAGTGAAAAAGTAATCTACGGCAAATAAATAATTGGTACATTGTGATAAGTCCGATTCCCCGAGATTAAGATGTGGGTATCTAGTATTGCTTGGGCTATTATTTATTAAATACGCGCCCATACTCTTTAAACCAATTGATACAGAATGATTCAATTGAATATTATTTGTGTACAGATAGCTTGTAATCTGTTCTGGTAGTCTCTCCGCACCCATAGGAGTAGTTTTATCGCCATCAATTTTAATAACAGAATATGTTACAAAACCTCCAGATAATTTTTTCCCTTCCTTGTCCCATTGTTTTATTTCTCTGCTTTCAACTAAATAATAAATATCTGCTGTATTACTTGTGGGTATTTCCTCAAAGAAATTAAAACGAAATGGCTCATTGTTTTTAAAATCTATCCAAAATTGGCTAGAGCTATGAACACTAATAGATGGTCGCCCATTTAAAATGTTAATCTTTACAGCAGATACTCCGCTCCCCCCTGCTAATTCAACAATTTTCACGCTCTTACTATCAAAATTATCAATCCGTAACGCTTCTTTCAGTTGTTTAGTTAAGTTTTCATCCTTACTGCCATTAACCCCTGTTACATCAATACTTAAAGGCTTTCCAGATATATACTCAGCCGCAACAACAACTATCTCATTGCCTGTTCCGGAATTCATTAACTTATCGTGTACTGTTGGCACATATCCTTGAGCCCACAACGAAGTTAAATAGGAGTCTTTGCTCCATTCTTTTTGATTATCTGGAATAAGCGGCAGGTATTTTGGTATTAACTCCGGTTCGCTGCCATTAGGCTTTCCATTTAGCCAACCTTTAATAAAGCGTGTCATTACACTCCAAACACCCATTTAATCACTCCTTTCTATATATCTTCATAATTCCTATAAAAGTAGTTTGTAGCATATCTGCTTGTATCCATCGCATGATTATTCTTATCAACTGGTTTCCCGCTGTTTTCGTCGCGTACATACATACCCATTTCTTGCAGCCAACCATAATTGTCGTATTGATCATTGAGTTGTTCAACAAGCAAATAACGCCTTTCGCTTAATAGCGACTGCATCCGCTCAATTCCAACCTCTATGCCTTGCGCTTTACCTGTCACATCATGAGCATTGTTGTCTGCTCCTGCTGTATCAACACCAACCTTTTCCAGTTCTTCACGTAGCCAGCGACAGGCAGGGTCAATAAAAACAGGCTCATTTACTGGTACTTCATACTCTTTCATACACCATTGAATGAATTGTTTTATCTCAACGGCATAGGTTGAACCAGCTTTTACTTCTCCTGTATCCCTACCACTGTGATAATAGGATGCAACTTGATTAAATTTGTATTTATAATGTCCGTCAGCCGCGTGCTCTGTAATTACATAGCACTCACAAACAGTAGCATCTTGTTGTCCTCCGTCACCAAAAAAGACCATCTCAATTGGACGACCTTCTAATTTGGATATTTGGTTTTTCTGCATATCAAATGTTTCGTAAATAATACCTTTCGGCAAAACTCGTTTACCATACCAGTCACGTTGCAAAAGGTAAGAAGAGAACTTTAATTCGTTATATAGTTCGTTTCTTCTCTCTTCGTCAAGTATAGGATTATCAAATGGTGTCCAATGACGCCACTTGTAACGTCCTGTTTTTTCGTAACGATCAAATACTTCTGTTAATACTGGATGGCTTGGAGCGGGAGGATTTAATTCTGCTAAATGGAATCTATCTTTTGCTGCATAAGTTCTCCGGAAACACTCTTTTACAAAATCCATGTGTAATAAGTTGATTTCCAAAAATGTTACAGAGCCAAGCGACATACCTGTGATAGCGCCCACACTGTTTACCTTGCCTCCACCTTTGTAGTAAATCTTTTTCTTACCATTTGGAGCATGTAAAAGTAAGTGGTCCCCGTGTTCATCGTGCTTCATTTCTGCGAGGTTTCCGTAAATATGAATTAAACCTAAACCATCACCATCCATAAATAATCGAAAGGCTTGTTCTTGGTTATATGCTGTAACTAAATGGTTCATATCCCTAGAATTAATGTAGAAATTTGCCATTTTAAAAATATCAGCTGTGGTTTTCCCAGAACGCGGAGTCCCTTCGTTAACTTCTAACGTTATGGTTTTAGTTTGTTCCCGTATCGTCTCTTGTTGTTTTGGACTGAATGCCAATTGAACCACTGCCATCACCACCATTCGCAACATCAATCAATGCGTTTAATAATGATGTATCTTTTTCAGCGCCTTTAATAAGAGCTGTGCGGGCCAGTATATTATCTGTTGATGCAATAATTTGATTAAGCTTAGCCTTACGTTCATCTTGCTCATCAGCTATGGCAATAAATTGCTTAATCAACCCACTTAGTGTAGACATAGCACGACTTTGTGCATTTAAAAAATTCGCCTGTTTATCCCAAGCAAATTGATACTCGTATTTATCAGAACCACTATCCCCGAACCCTGCTTGTGTCTGGACTCTCGTTTCATCCTCAGCGTTTTCCACCCACATAATTTTCTGTGCTCGAATAATAGCGGCGTATTGTATTTGTATCTGCCCCCAAATTAAATCAGCTGGTTCTTGTTGATTCATCATACTAATAATTTCTATCGTGTCATCCGGAAGATATTTAGAATACAGTCCGTGTGTACGGGCGTTTTGATTGCCTTTAGGAGCGGCGCCACCTTTATTGTTCTTAGCATTCCCGTTCCCTTTCATTGAATAGTAACGCTCCTTTTGATTCGTAACGTTACTATTGCCGTTATCACTCCAGTTATCTTCCGATTTCCATTTCCTAATCTGTGATGGTTTACAATTTAACTTACTGGCAATTTCCACAAGCGGCATTGTCTTATCTGAATCAAGCCACATTTTCTTCGCTATGTCTCTGTTTGGATTTCTTGCTCTAGCCACTCACTTCCACCACCTCGCATTCTGTGTTTGTTTCGCTAATTAATTATTATCTTTAATCGTTCCTACAATGATGCTTAGCGCTTCTAAATAATCATTCTTAGCTTGTTCAAAAGACTTACCATTTAGTGTAGCTAATCTTTCTATTTTCATGTAATGAATCTGGGCTAACACAAAGCTTTGTTCTTGTTCTGAACCAGCAATATTTATTTTGAATTCTGGCTCTTTTCCTTTTACCTCTGTTATTCCAGCTTTTATAATGTCTCTCATATAATCAACCCCTTATTATTTTAATGTATCAAAAAAAAAGCCTGTTTTACGAGGCCTTCAAAGAGTTACACGAATTAATTTTTATTCAAAAAAACCATCTTCTATTAATATTTTGTCAATCAAATCTAATTCTTTAAAATACTCTTCTTTCACTTCACCCCAATCATTTAAAATTCCATATAATAAAGAATCTTGTTTCGTAGTAGTTTCAGGGAATCCGATATCTTTCCTAAGCGCAAGAATAAGATCAGACATCATATATACATATTTATTATTAAATGCCTTTTCGGATAGCCCTTTTTCTATAAAAAACGGTGCATCATATTCTTGTATAAATCTTCTATATGTCGTAAACATGTCTATTGTTTCATCGTTAGCAAATAACATTAGACTATACATCAGCGTATTATATATTTCCCCTAATTCTCTAAGCTTCTTTTCATACCTTTGGATTTCATTTGTGGTTTTCTGAGGCATTTTGCTTATATATAGCATCTCTTTAAACATACTAACAATATCAATAAAAAGTTTTATCTTTTCAGGATGCACATTTTCTTGTGAAATCCTAATTTCTTGTAACTCCTTTGTAATTTTATTGTTTAGCTCATTTAACTTCTTGTCATAAAAATATTTTGGAATCAAACCTATTCCTAACATTCCAAGTAATGGCATAAGCAATTGCGCAATATTAAAATAAATTTCAGTGTTCTCCATGAGCATCTCCTTTTTTTAATTCAACTATAACAAAACAAATAAGTATGCTCAATGTATTACTTATAAATGAGAAGTGGAGCGCAGACTCAATATATGATTTATTTTTGTAATCATCTTCACTTCTCATATATAGGTGGCAGGTGTGCGGCAAAAATTACTAAATTGCCATGCAGAACAAACTTCCGTCGATTTGTTGTTGTATTTTTTCTTCTCCTCGATGTAAGTATGATCGCACAGAACGAATGCTTATCTCTAGTTCGTCGCTAATTTGAGATAAAGATAAATTTTTTTCATGTTTTAATAAAAATACTTTTTTCTCTTGCGCTGACATCGTACTCATAGCATCTTCCATCCGAATTTTATCCCATTCTGAAATTTTCGGCTCATTATCTTCAAACTCATACGCGTTCCCATGCTCATATACGAACCACTGACGCATTTTTTCAATATCTGTAACGCATATCTCTCTTTGCAAACCGGAGCGTCTGTGAATAGCTCTGCGTGGTGCTGGTTCATGTCCTAATTCCATCCACTCAATTGAATACTCTAAACTGTCGATAATACTTTTTAATTTTGACATCGTGGTTTTTTCTGACACATCTTGAAAAGTTCTTTTATGTCCCGCTTCTAATGGAGGGCGTTTTTCAGCATCAATTCTTTTTTGCAGATTAGCTTTTACTTTTTGCACATCTTGTAAAGCTCCTCTGTACTCATTAATTAATTCTTGCATTCTCGTCACTCTCCCCAATGATTAATAAAAAAAGGACGTCACGACAGATTTAACTGTTCATGACGTCCTTCGATTTTTTCGACCAGACTATTTATTTAGTTTTATTGTTTGTACATTTTCGGCAGTGGTAGGTTTGCCGTGACTCCAGGTTATGGTAGTTTTTCCGAAGCCGTTTTCAGGTGGTTTTGTTATTAACTTTTCTTCACCATTTACGCGAGTATACACACCATCTTCTTTTTTCATAAAATCGCCCCCTAAAAATCATTTATCCGTCCAATTTTCCCTAGCGATTCTGTGTAAATCGTAAACAAAATTCTTTCGGTAATATGAGCGATTTTCTCTAATTGCTACAAAATTATCCATTTTCGATTTAGATACATTAAAGAAATCAGCTATTTCCGATTGTGTTAGCCCCGCATGTCGCAATTTAACAAATTCAATAATGTTCATATTTTCCCAATTCCTATTTCCGACTATCGCTCTTGCTTCCTTCTTCATCCAAGTACGCATTTTCTCTTCTGTATTAGTATTCATTAAATCGTTTAACTCTTTTTGCAACACTTTCCTGTCAGCAAAAGGTAAATTTTCGTTTATTAAATAACTAATTATCTCCCGTTGCCTCTCTTTATTCTCTGTCATCTCTAATACTGCCATTTTTCACACCTCCACGAAATTTCGTCCTTTCTGTTTCAAACACTTAATTGATTGCATATAACGCAGTTCGAAAAGTTTTTGCTTGATTCGAAACTCTTTTGTTAACATGCCTTTGATGTCGATTAATTCCTCATGTCCATCACTGTAACGAACGAGAAAATCCGCTTTATATTTAATCGCTCGATACAGTTTTCCGTTTTTTCGAAAGCTTTCTTGTAGCACAAACTCTGGCTGTAAATCGAAACTCACTACTTCACCAGTCATTTTTAATAGTTTCAATTGCTGATAATATGCTGCTTCTGCTTTGCTATCGAACTTTATATCGTCAATAACAACTTTCTTCGCATTATATTTACTTCGCGTACTCGTTCGCATCATTAATGACGAACGCGGTATACTTCGCTTCAATCTCTTCATCCCCCATTTGTTCGATTTCGCTAATTTGGTAGTTTGTAACTTCTGCAATCGCATTAGCCATTTGGCGGATGCTCATTGATCTATTTCTCAACTTTTTTATTGCAGTTTCTGCTGTCATTTTTATTCACCCTCTCGCTCAAAATGGCAAATCGTCATCTGAAATATCAATCGGCTTACCTTCGTTTGCAAATGAATCACTATTCTGGCTCGAACTAGCTCGATATGAGCCGTTTTTATTGTTATTTGAATAACTAGCTTCGTTTTGATTATTATTCGGTGTAGAGCCTTCTACAGCGTTCTGCTTAGGTTCCAAAAATTGAACACTCTCGGCCACTATTTCCGTCACATAAACGCGCTTGCCGTCGTTATCCTCATAATTACGAGTCTGTACGCGTCCATCAACGCCCGCCATGCTTCCTTTCTTCAAGAAATTAGCAACGTTTTCGGCTGGTTTACGCCAAACAACACAATTAATGAAATCGGCTTCTTGTTCTCCTTGTGCATTTTTAAATGGGCGATTTACTGCTAATGTAAAAGTCGCAACTGCTGCACCAGCTGGCGTATATCGTAAATCAGGATCTTTCGTTAATCGTCCTACAAGTACTACACGATTCATCATTATTTGCTTTCCCCCTCAATATCTTTAATTTCTGGTCGTCCTCCGTATTTTTCAAGCATGTAACTTTTCGCTTTTTCAACTTCTTTTCTAAATTTATCTAATCCATTTGCTTTAATTTTTTTCTGGATTAAAGGAATTACGCTATCTTTATAATATTCGATTGCTTTATCTCGAGTGTTTAAATCTAGAAAGTCTATGAGATCGATTGGAATATTAAACAATGAAGCTCCACTGGACATTTCATTAACGTGCAAGAATACTTGGGTTAATGTCCCTTCCGGATAAATTGCAAAGTCTATACCATCTATCGTCACTTGCATTCCCGCCTTCACAACCCAGCCACTTTTCGTCGCAATCTGAAACACTTTATCTTTTTCGGATATTTTTATTGTGTTAGTCATTCGTCATCCTCCTTCTTCAAAGCATTCACCATTTTATCTATTTCTTCCTGCGTGTATCCTATAACTATATTTTCAAAACCAACTCTGAACCCTTTTACAAAATGTTTCCCTAATTCTTCTGCCGCTTTTCTGTCAAGTTTCATTTTCTCTTCGGGCGTTATTTTTAATTCGTGTGTTTTAGTCATCTTCTTCCTCCCACTCGTCCCAGTTATAAGCTATTTTCTCCATAAACACGTCTGCATGTTGATAACCTACTTCCACCAGCCATTCTTTTGTTTCCTCAAAACTCGAACATGCTGAACCGAGCTGTTCAATAGCCACATTGAAATCTACTTCATAAACGGCTAACCATTGGTCCAACGCTACAAGGTTTATATCTAATGATCTTTGAGTGATTAATAAATCTTCTAACTCTTCTTTTGTCATATTGTCATGCGTTGGAGCTTCTACTACAGTTGATATTCGACAATATAATCCGTTTGGTTGTTTAGCAATTAATCCTGGCATTCTTCTCAACTCCCTTACATTTCGGACAATCCACATATTTTGCTCTTGTTAAATCACTTGCATTGTATCGAGCGTACGCGACAAGTACTTTTATAGTTCCAGTTCCTCCGCACATATCGCAAGGTAGCATTTTCGGCATTTCTATCGCTGGTTCGATTTTAAATAAATCACTGAAATTAGTATCGGTCATTTACCTGCCATCCAATCCCCACGCGGCAAATTCGGCTAGTAGTTCGTACTCTACTTTTCTATTTTCGATTGCAAGATATGCCTCTACCACTTGCTGAGGAGCTATGCTGTTGCGATTTTCTAAGTCAAAGAATAGTCTGATGGGTGTTAAAAATTTACTGGTTTCTTTCAACCATTTCAGGACAATCTCCTTCGCTTCTTGTTCGTTCATTCCGCCACCTCGTTCAACTCTTCATAAATTTTTAGCTTCATTAGACACCTCTACTCCTTCAAATCTAACGTAGTGAATATTTAATTGAAGTAGTTCATTATTCAAATTGACTACCGCAACCGGAAAAGCTACTACACCGCCAATTTCTCCAACAAGAATTTCTTGCTTAACAAATGAATATTGATATACTCCTAAAAATTCCGCTTCTTTCCATACTTCTTTTTTCGTATCTTTTTCGTAAATTTTGACTTGACATCTTTTCATTCCGCCACCTCCAACAATTTATTAAAATCTGCTTCTCTAAGAATCTCCCAAAGTTTTTCAACTACTGGTGAACGCCACGCAGTCATTGCATATGTGTGTACAGTTGAATTATAGTGATATCTATTTTTTTTGATGTGTTCTAAAGCTTCCTTGTGAGTAATAAAAAATGTGTCTTGTTTTACTACAGCTACTTTTGTAGCTGAGTATCTTGCGAAGTAACCATCTTCGTTAAAATCGTCTAGAAGGATGTTGAAAGCATCATCCAGCGTTTCGCAATCCTTTACTCCATCAAATTCCGAACCCTCACTTAAAAATTCCAGAAGTTCATCAAGTTTTTCAAATTCCAAATAATCGCCATCGCTGTGAATATATAGCGTCTCTTCTCCGAAATCTGAATCAGTAATTTGTTTTTCATACTGGCGTATTACCCAAAACACAGGCGATGCGTTCCCACAGTTTGATTGTGTGTTTAGTTCTTGCTGCAACTCATTTAGAAATGTTATATCTTCTTGTTTCATTCCGCCACCTCCGACAAACCTTTTAGAAAAGCCACATATTCCGCAATTTCCTTATCGTTCTTTTCGTCCCAATCCTCATCTGTATATACATGCCCACAGCTTTCACATACGAGCGTTCCGTTTTCGCCGTTAATGCATTCTCCATCGCACTCGAAACACTGCGGACAATAATCATCATCTCCCACTATTCACGCCTCCCACAATCCTAAATTTTCGTGCACATTGCCGATAATTTCGATTTCATTTGTTTCAGATTGCAGAGTTATCGCAAAATGCCCTACATCCTCAACTAGCCACGCGCCATTCAAAAATACAACCTTGCCTTTTATTGAACTCCAATCAAGACGATCATAAACACTAATATCGACTATATCCCCTTCAAAAATCTTCTTGCCGTTTTTGTCTTTTAAGCCTGTGTATTGCATCCAAACCAGTTTTTCTTCTGACTCTAAGCGAAATTGTTCGTTAATTGGTTTGTTTTGCCATATTTCTATCACTGATGGATTGTAATCCATTTCTTTTACTTCTTTATCCCAAGCTCTAAACTCAATCACTCTCATGCTTCAGCCTCCACTTCAATTTCAGCAATAAAATCGCACCATTTTATAAAACCATTTATATGTGGTTCGACGTTGTCGCTAGAAGCCCAACCAGCAAATCCTATAAATCCGCATTTATTAAATGAAATGGATTCACGACTATCGTAATAATGTGATCTAACTGTCATATATGCCTGTTTAATGCCTGTTTTAGCTCTGTGGATTTCGGGTGAATTTAATTTACAAAACTCATAATCTTTTATTTTTTCCATTTTAGCTAGTTCTTTAGCGACAAAATATTGTAGTAAATAAATATCATAATCTTTTAATTTTTCATAACTAAGACCTTTGTCGATAAAATATTGGCGTGCTTCATCATTTGTCATGCTCTCTCCTCCACTTCCTCAACAAGAACAGCAAACTGCCAATATATGTCTCCTCCGGGCATGGCTTTAATTTCCGATTCCGTCAATGCTGCTTTCCATGATCCATAGTTGCGGTTCGATGTAGATGGCTGCATTTCGTCAGTAGTTATATTTACGATAATATATGTGTAAGTTGTTTCTTTTTCAAAATCAGTAGATCGAGACGCAAACGGTAATCTCACATAATAAAGCGGTTCTTTCTCGACTTCGTAACCACCTAGCCAAGCTCGCACTAAAAGCTCTTGGTTACTATCTTCTGAACTCAACCAGTCATTCATTTCAGCAGACATATCAGAATCTTCGTAGTCTAACAAACAAGATAAATCGTATTCTCTTTGTTTGCAGTGATTTATCCAATCCGCGGCAAACCGAGGAACGGCTATCAATTCCGGCTCTTTTACCTTAACGACATCCTCTAATTTCCGGAAAAACCAACTTAAATCTGAAACTTTCAGGTCTACCAAACCAACATCGTTGTTAACACGTTTTATTGTGCCAATGATAAGTTCATTATTTGCTATAAATTGCACTTTATCGCCTTCTTTAAATCTCATGCTTTTTCCTCCTTAAATAATTTCGCTATTTTCCAAATTACATTCTCTGTAACGCTATTTCCTGATTGTTTATATAATTGACTATTGCTATTTACTTCTGCTGCTCGATCAAATGCCCAATCCGGAAATCCTTGAAGGCGCCAGCACTCACGAGGTGTTAGTTTTCGAATTCTGAAATTACCTTCCTGTAATAAATTATTTTCTTGCCAACTACTTGATGATAACGTAGGCGCTATGTCGTGTTTTCCTCCCTTGTTATAGCCACGCGCTTTTTGAATAATGGCTACTTTTTGACCTTCGCCTTTATTTGTTGTTAATGTTGGCGCTAGCCCTTCACTTGAATAAACTTCACCATTCATCCCTCTTTTACTAGGATTCACATTTCCGACTATTGCTATTTTTGGCTCTTGTCCACCGCCTTGCATCGTCGTCAAAGTTGGAGCCAAACCTTTTTCGCTATAAATACGGTTACTTTGCTCTCGTCTGGATCCTTCCAGTTCACCAAACACAATAATTCCGTGCTGATCTTGAGCGGTTAAAGTGAACGCAGGCTCACCTGGTGTTTTAAACCTTCGTCCATTTTGCCTTTTTATAATTCTATCTGGTGTTAAAACTGGCATTACTTGCTCGCTTTTCCTTGTCGTTTCAATATATGTGCCTTCTCGTTGACTGTATGGGTATCGGGCAGTAAGCGTGTTTGCAATGACTCTGCTTTCATCAGCCGTTCTAGATGCTTCTGCGAGAGGAAATATTTCTCGTCCACCTGCTCCTCTAAGATGTCCGATAATGAACACGCGTTCTCTGTTTTGTGGGACTCCGAAATCTTTGCTGTTAAGAATCTGCCATTCCGCATCGTACCCCAGTTCATGAAGCGCGGTAAGGATTGTAGCGAACGTTTCTCCTTTGTTGTGCGATAGTAACCCTTTAACGTTTTCAAGGAATAAATAGCGTGGTTGGATTTGTTTAGCTGCTCTAGCAATTTCAAAGAACAAAGTTCCTCGAGTTTCTTCGAAGCCCAGTCGCTTTCCTGCGATTGAGAATGATTGACAAGGAAATCCTCCGCAAATAATGTCAACTGTTCCGCGCAACGTTCTCCACTCATCATCTGTAACTTTTGTGATGTCTTCACGTGTCCACTCTCCTTCCGTATCGTGAATTGCCTGGTAACTCATTCGTGCGAATTTATCAATTTCAACATAGCCCACGCACTCATGTCCGGCGCGTTCCATACCTAAACGAAATCCGCCAATGCCTGCAAATAGATCTAAAAACCTCATGCCTTCGCCTCCAATTCGTCGCCTCTTCCAAGTTTTCGCATTACCTCTTCATAAGCTTTTTTCTCTTCTTCTGTCATTTTTTGCTTTTTAGGCGCTTCTTGCTGATTCTTATCAAACCACTCTGGCAATATTTCTTGTTTAACTGGCTTGTTGTATTTGTTGAACGGCTTGTTATATTTCTGCTCTAGCTCTATCTGCCGTTGTTTTTCCGCTGCATCAACATCAGCTATTGTTTTAAATCCTCTGCTTTCCCAGTTTTTGAGAATTTTATTAACGTATGCATAATTACGTTTGTTAGCTCCTTGTTCGGAAGTAACTTCCAATGCCTTAAAAACTATTTCTCGATTACCAGAAAAATCATCTACCCATGCAAGTAGTTTTTCTTGCTCATTCGGTAGCATCATACCGAATCCATTTTGTTCCCAAAAATCCTTAAAATTTAAATCGCTGTTGTTAATGTTGTTGTTATCTTTATTACATTCTTTAGTTCTTACATTCTTGTTAGTTGTTAGCTGTTTGTTAGCTGTTTGTGAGTCGTTTGTTAGCTGTTTGTTAGTAACTGTGTTAGTTTTATTTTCTAACTCTTGATAAACTCCCCAATTAACTACGTTTATAAGGGTGCTAACCTTCGTTGATTCCTTTGTTAGAAATCCGTAATTTTCAAATCTTTTTAACGCTGTTCTGACATTTTGCGATGAGATACCTTTTCCGCATTCTTCTGTAATTGATTTGATACTTGTGACGAATTCACCCGGTTTTGCTTTGAAAGGTTTCCCTCTCCATTCCCACTCATTTTCCTTGTGATTTGCCATCATTAACAAAGTCACAAGGATGGTTTTTTGCTCGGGTGTAGAGCTTTTCCAAATTGGCTTTTCTTTTAAATCCCTATGCAGTTTAATCCACCCAAGTGACATAGCTTATTTCCTCCTACTCAACTTGTTTTTGCGCTTCTATCTCTGTTTCTAATCTCTTGATCAGTGCTGAAGCTTCACTTTTACTCATTGATTTAGTATCAGTCACTTTATAGCTCTCTAAAACAAATTTAGCATCATGTCCGAATGGTTCTCCGACAACTTTAGCCTTTGCAAATATAGCCTTTCTCTGTGCATCTGACGCTAAATTATTGTTTTGCGTTTGCGGTTTAGCTTGATTTTTATTACTTGGCTTTGTATTTCCACTTGCGCTGTTACCGTCGTCATCTTCATCACTTGCAATCCCAAAAGCGGCGGATAGTGTGTATCTGCGTGCGTATGTCAGAGCGCTTCCGGCTCCTTGTGCTGTGTTTTTATCAAGAGGCAACATAAACGGGTCGAACTCAACAAATTCACCACTAGCGTGCATTAAAATCGTTTTTACACCCACTTTATTTTCTTCCGTTAACGGAATTTGGATATAAGATAATCCTAATTTGGGAGCATGTTTTTTTACTGCGCTAATTACGCTCTCTAAAGGTACATATTTGCTTTTAAAAAATGGATTATCCGCTGATTTAGCAGGTTGTTCGGCTTGCTCTTGAAATTTAGATAATGCTTTACTTATCTCAATAATTGACTCGCTCGTTTTCATATTCCTACCTCACTCTCAATGATTCAGTTTGTACTAACTCAGCCCCTGGTACTTCTCTGCCCTCTTTCAGAGCGCTTGTAATAGCTTTTTTATCCAATTTTTTGGGTTGTTCGACTAAAAACATGAATAACTTTTCTTCGTCCTCTAAACGCAAGCTAGGAGGGTTCTTTTGAATGCTGATTGTAAATAAAGGGCTTTTAATTTTACGGATATCCACTTTTAACATTTCGCTTTCTAAATACTCTTTCATATTTTTTGCTTTTGCTTCTAGCGCTTTTTTACGCTTCGTTAACCTCTCTACTTCTTTAGCTAATCCATCGGTCTCAGCATCAATACTTTTTACCATTTTTATAATGTTTTCCGCCTTTTCTTCTATCGGCTCTCTGATGCTGTCTAAAGTATCTTGTAGCGTTTCTGCGTCTAAGTCCTCCGCCATTTCTAATACTTGATTATATGCTTGAGTCAATTCGTATAATTTCATGCCTTTATTCCTTCTCTCTGCTCGATTTTTTTAGCTAGCTTTTCATGTATATCAATTAATTCATCAAATAGTTTAGATCCTTCTAAGTTAGTTGATTGCTTCTTTAGTAAGTTATAAAGCGGTGTTAATTCATCTTCATAATCATGTATCACGACTTTAAAGCCGTAATGGATCGTTTTAAAATTATCCATGTTATACCTCCATTGCTTAATTTTTGGATTTAAGGTATAATTTCTTTAAGGTAATATCTCAAATCCTCGACCCACACTGCTATGTGGGTCTTTTTTATTCTTCGTTTTCCGCCTCTTCTTCATTAGTACGCTCTAATTCCTCTAAATATTCGTTATGCCAAATTTGGCTTATCCTTTCAAAACTGGACCAACAAGCATCAACAACCACCGGATTTTCAACCACGTTTATCACTTCCTCTCAGCCAGTAGCCTGTTATCATTGACATTAGCGACACGAAAAACAATATAATAAATAAATCCATCAGCGCGTGACCTCCTCATAGCCTTTAAGCTTCAGCTCTTCGATATAGTCTGTCATTTTTTCGCAACCTGTTTCGTTTAACGGGATTTTCTGCTGAAATGCCGGATTAGCAATCATTTTTGTTTTACTATTTGTATGAATTTCGCTATCTCCGAAGTTTGTTGTCTTTCTGAAAACTCTTTCTGCCATTGTTGTAGCCTCCTAAATTAAAATTAGAATTAAAATCAAATTACATAAATTTATTAACGCTAACGCCGCTGCTATTATTACTAAGATGCTGAACAACACTTTCAAGCTCTTACCGCCTGACTAGCTGTCCCGCCATTTCTTACCCACTCTTCAATTTGGTCTTCTACAAAAAATAGATTAGAACCAATTTTCGTGTATGGAATTTCATCTTGTTTAACCATTTTGTAGAGCTTAGAACGACTAATTTCAATACCTTGTTGCTTCATTTTTTCTAATAATTCCGGCGCTGTTATTGCATTAAACGTCATTTTTAACCACTCCTAACTTTTTATAATATTGATCACGTTTACTTAAAACTTGTTGTAAATCTATATTGAATGTTCTTGCTATACTTGTATTTAGAGTTAAAGCTGTTGCGATTACATCTGTTATTTCTGAAATAGCTTGTTTAGCTGCTTCTCGCTGTAACATATCGCCTTTTCTCAAATTGAATGTCATTGTCTCTATGCCGTTTTTTAACGCATTTACGGCTTCTTCAACTTCTAGTTCAAATCTGTTAGTTAAGGAAGCGTGATGGTTGTCTAAACCGTCAAAAAGCGGTGGTATCATTCCGTTGCTGAATTCATGTGCAAACAAGTAAGTGCTTTCTGGTTCGTTGTAGCTATCAATTAACTGTTCTGCTTGTTCAAGTGATACCGTCCGCTTTCCTTTCAGCTGATTACTTATTAATGCTGGCGTTACATAACTATCTATCGCTAGCTCTTTTTGCGTGCGAGTTTCTGCTAAAACTTGCATCGCGGTTGGTGCCGATGTTGATTTTTGAAACATAATATCTCAATCCTTTTTGTTATTTTTTTAGCGATTAATTAACAACTTATTGTTATATACTGTTGTTAGTCGCTCCCCGTGACTATTAGTTGTCTGTATGAGCGTCGTTGTGGTAGGCGACGCTTAACTTATAACTTGATCGTGTTCTTCCAATAACTTGTTTAATAGATATACTTGTCCTTTTCCTGTTACTTGTGGAGTATAAGTGGTTTTCATTAAGCCGTTTCTATCTGTATGAATATGTGTTTTTTGTTCAAACAATCCTAAGTTCATCGCCTTTTGCGACGGTTTGTTGTAATAAGCACCTTTATTTAACAAATAGCCACTACCTCTCAGCCATTCGAAAAGTCTGTTTTGCCCTATATCTAATCATTTTTGTTTTAGAATAGTAGCTAAATCTTTTACTAAAATTGTGTTCTCGCTCGTTTGTACAGCTTCCGCAAAAACTACTTTCGGCTTTTGTTCCTCAAGTTTTTTTAACACCTCTTGCTTTTCTTGTTGTTCCTCTATCCATTTTTTAGCTCTAGCGACTGGATCTTCTATCATGTATGAAAATGCGGGATATTCAGTTGCTAATTTCCTCGCTTGTTTTTCTACTTCAATGAAGTATTTTCTAATCGACCGACCCATTTCGTTGTTTTGCACCATTGCTAATTCTTTAGCAGTATCTAAAGTCAAAAAATAATTTGTTGATGGTCGCCCATTGGTTTTACTCAAAGTTGAGTAAAAGTCTAAACCATTCTCATAACCATAATTTCCAATCATTCTATATATCCAATCATTAAATCTTGTATTTACTAAAAGCTTTTCATGAAGCATCCGGGCATCAACAAATTTTTCGCCTTGTTCATTTTCTAAAACTGGCAACATTTCATTTGCAATTACTTGTAAATTTGACATTTTGTTCTCCTTTCTGTTCGCCCTTTCACAGTGCTATAGTTTTTGTGAAGGGAGGTGGGTAAAATGGGAGTTAAAATTAAATTTGATTCAAAAAAATTAGAGAGACAAATTAAAGAACAAAGCCTAAAAATCGCAAAGCAAGATATTATTAAAAATGGAACGGAAGGGAGCTGTCCCGAATGTTCGCATGTATTTACAGTTAAACCTGGAGTAAACACATGTCCCGATTGCGGGAATGAATTTACTGTAAAAATCAAGTAAATCACTTCACCTTAATTTCTAACGAGTTTATAGTGCTAGCCAAGTCTTCCACCAAAGATTTGGCTTCAATTAATCTCTTTTCTAACAAAGTGGCGTTTTCTATGGAATCCTCTACTCCATTCAGCTCTACTTTCATTTCGATAATTTTTAGCTCTTGATCTTTTTCAAGTAAACTTAAAATATTTTTTATAACGCTGTATTTAACGAATGAGCCGCTCTCTATCGCATTACCATTTTCTAAAATTGTTTCTAGTTTAATAATTGCTTGTTTGATGTTATTCATTTTTCTTCCTCCTAAATTATGATTTTTAGTATTTTCCAGACCATATTAGTCTTTGCATTTCTTCGCTGATCGTGAATGGGTGATATTCCACTTGTACAACTGGTAATGATCCTGCTTTTAAATCTAACTTGACCGCTGTAATTCCTTTTCTTAATTGTTTTCCATTGATTTCTAATACTCCATAACAACAGTTTCTATCTCCTTGCATCTTAATATTTAATGATTTTAAGTTTTCTGGTGGTATGTCTTTGGTTTTAAAAACACAATCTTTCTGTTCACTTCTTTTGTTGCTCAGATATCTTCTGTTCATTTTCTAGCCTCCTATTTTCTTTTGCCTAAATCGCCGTTAGTTTTTTCCGATAATCTATTAACTAATGAATTAATTTCTGAATAAAGTTCCGGCAAAATACTTAAATCACTAAAATCTTCTCCAGTTATACTTAATTCAATGGTGAGTACTGACTCTTTTCTGTTTCTCTTGGTTAGGAAAGAGTTTGTAAATGCAATTTTCCTCATTTTCTAGCCTCCTATTTTAGTTAATTTTTGTGACTTTTCGTTACAATTCTGTCAAAAAAAATTTCATCCACCTTTCTATTGTATAACTTTGCAATATTAAACATTAGTGTTAAGGACGGATTTCTAGATCCATCTTCTATATATCCAAGATGTTGTGGCGTTATCCCCAAAGATCGTGCTACGCTTGCTTTACTTCTCTCTCCCCTTAGTTCTTTAAGGTTGTTACCCATAAAATGCTCACCCTCTTTCGTAACTTTATGTTACTTTATATATATTAATATACACGTAACTTTACGTTACGTCAAGAGAAAATTGTAACTTTTTTTTACATATTCAAATTTTAATTGAACGTAACACAAAGTTACTATATCATTGTGGGTACAGGAGGCGATTATATGTTCGGTGACAGATTACGTTCATTACGCGAAAACAAAAATCTAACTCAGCAAAAAGTAGCTGATGACTTGAATATAAAAAGAGAAAATCTTTCTAATTATGAAAGAAATAAAAGAGAACCCGATTACGAAATGCTGAAAAAACTAGCTGAATATTACGGAGTATCACGCTCATATATATTAGGTGAAACAGATAAAAAACAATATTGGGAATTGGATGACAAGGACGAACGAAGCATTCAAAAAGATCTTCAAAAAATGATTGACGATCTGTCTAATTCAGACGCCTTTGCTTACTCGAAAGAAGATGGAGAAATGGATGAAAATACAAAAAAACTATTAATTATGTCTCTTGAAAATTCGTTAAGGATTGCAAAAGAAGAATCTAAGAAACGATTTACTCCTAAAAAATATCGAAAATAAATTAGGTGGGATAGTATGGAGATGAGTGAATTTATACAGCAACAGATACAAAAGCTTGTTAATATTCATGAAACAAGAAATCCGTTTTTAATTGCGAAAGAAAAAGATATTCTTATATTAAAAGAAGACTTAGGTGAAGTTTACGGTTATTATAATAAAATAAACAGAATTAAAATGATTCATTTAAATAACCTCTTTTCAGATGAGCGGCAATTGTTTACTTGCGCTCACGAACTATGCCACGCTCTTATACATCAAGATGAAAATACCCCCCAACTTTCAAAACAAACTATTGTATCAGAGTGGAAAGTTGAAAAAGAAGCCAACTATTTTGCAACACAGCTGCTTATAGACGGAAGCCATTTAGAACATTATATTGATACTACAGATAAAATAATTAACTTTTATGGATTACCCGAAGAAATGAAAAAATATATATAAGGGAGTAGATGAATATGAAAAAATGGATAGTTTTATGTTTTATATTATTGCTTAGCTTAGTACTATATGCGTGCGGAGAACCAGAACTAGATATTAGTGATAGTACTGGAAAAGGATATTATTTAAACCAAACAGGAAAAACCTCTGATAATGCAAAAATAACATTAAAGGATGAAAATGGGGACTCAAAAAAAATCGAGACAGATAATAATAGTTTTACTATGCTTTTTCCTAGGCTTAATTCGAAGGCAACTTATACCGTATTAGCTGAAAAGGACGAAAAAACCTCGGAGACCGAAATTGTTGTTCCAAAACAAAAAAAACTTGTTTCCTATGAAGATTTACAAGGACAGTTTAACTATATTTTTGAAACAGAAGATGATTTATCTATCTCTCTTCCTGAATCAGTAACTAGTGACGCTGAAGTAACTAATGGATTTAAAATAATGTCTGATGGTAATAACGTGATGTCGTTACTATTAACATATAGCTCTAACGATAAAATAGGTATTACAGATTATAATGATTTTACTTATTCAATTGCAGCTATTATGATGTCCTTAGATTCAGAAAACGGTTTAGATAAGGTACTTAATGCTCTCAATAACAGCATGGATGATCAAAAAGATACAAAAGTTTCTGTTAATGAGATTACATATCAATTTTCAACAATCAATACCAGTTCAACAAATTTAACCACTTTAGAAATATATCCAAGTTGATAACTATTCCTGTCATAGTAATTTTAATAATTATGTTTTTATAAAAAGGAGATGCGGGATGAGCAAGTATAGACACTTGTTAAAAAAATGGTGGTTATGGGTGATTTTTTTATTGGTTATCATTGGCATTGTTTCTTTATTTTGGTATACACAAGTTTATTCTTCCGAATGGGGTAAAGGGCTATCAAAGGAAGACAAAGAGGTATTGGAAAAGGCAAATAAGTCAACAAACGAATTTAATAAATTTGCAAAAGAAGCTAACTCAGGCATCAAATCGTTTAATAATGACGCAACAATTAATCCACAAATAGTAATTAATCCTTTTACTAAAATGGGAGATAATATTACCGAAAGATCAGACGAATTTATTAAAGATTACGATGAATATTCTATCTCAATCCAAAATATCTTAAAAGATGATTATAATAATATAAAAAAACTTAGAGATGACGTTGTTGCACAACAGGAAGAAATTAAAAGTATTTACTCAAACGCTCATAATTATAACAGAGAATTATCCACTGTTGAATCTAGAATAGTAGAAAATATATATCAAGAAATGCATAAAGAACAAAAAGAAAGCTTAGGGTTAAAAAATCATGAATTCAAAAAAAATGCTGAGTTCAGTGATAAAGCAATAAAATTAATGCCTGGCGTTGATTAAAAGAGAGCCTCCGGGCTTTTCTTTTTACCGAAAAAAGAACATATGTGCTAAGGAGATATGATATGGCTAGCTATGTAAATTTAGGAAATAATAAATATGAGCTAAGAGTTTCAAAGGGATATGATGCACGTGGAAAACAAATACGCAAAACAAAAAACGTCACAGTTAAAACAGTAAAAGCGTTAAAACTAGAACTTTCTAATTTTGAAGCTTATGTCTATTCAAGCGATTACACAGAAATAAAAGATATGCGATTTATTGACTTTGTGGAAAAATGGCGCTTAAATTACGCAAAAAGAGAACTAAAAGGTAATACTATTGATAAGTATAACCTCTTTCTCGAAAACTGGATTATACCTTATTTTGAGAGGAAGAAAATAAGTAAAATTACAACTATGCAGTTGCTCGACTACTTTCATGAAGTTCAAAAAAAAGGAGTTGGTCCAAGCGCTTTAGAGGGACATCATCGAGTTATAAGAAGTTTATTTAAATATGCTACCTTGTGGGGAATTACTGAAACAGACGTATCTTTATCAGTGAAAAAACCTACCTATAAAGTGCCAGAAAAAAATATTTATAATAGACGAGAAATAGAAGTGTTAATAGATCGCATTAAGATATTACAAAAATATCAACAAGTAATGATTAAATTAGCGCTATACTGCGGTCTTAGACGTGGCGAAGTTATCGGTTTAACAACTAAAGATATGAATTACAATAAAAATACAATTAACGTTTATAGAGCGGTTATAAAGAGTGCTAGCGAAGGTATAAAACTAGATGAAACTAAAAATAAGCGAAAAAGAATTGTCCCCGCTCCCGCTGGACTGATGCAAGAAATTAAAGAACTTGCAAAAGAAAAGCAAAAAAACAAAGATAAATTAGGTTTGTTGTGGAAAGGAACAAAAGATTTAGATGGGAAAACTGTTGTATTAATTTTCAGTCATGACGACGGCACCCCCTTTACCCCCGCTTCTGTCACTAGAATGTTTAATCGATTTTTAGAGAAAGAAGAAAATAACGATCTTACTAAAATATCATTTCATGATTTGCGTCATTCTGCTGCAAGCTTCCTTCTCGAACAAGGTATTAATGTAAAAGTCATTCAAAACATTTTAGGACATTCAGACATTAAAGTTACATTAAATACGTATGCACATATCACTGAAGATGGTTACTCAGAAGCAGCAAAAACTTTTGATAATTTCTATAAATCTAGTAAATAA